ACAGAGCTGCCAAGACCGCAGAGGATAAGGCGGAGGTTCGCCGTCAGATGGATGCACTCAAGGAGTCAGACCCTAAGGCTTTTGCCGTGGCAGTGGGCTACATGGCTAAGACCACAGAGCAGAAGGTCAAGGAACTGACCATGGCAGAGAAATTTGGTGAGATAACAGATATGGTTTCCATGGCTTACATCGCAAAGGCTTACTTTGGCAAATCTCGCTCTTGGCTGGCACATAAGATGAACGGAAACATAGTCAACGGAAAGGCATCGCAGTTTACTCCTGATGAACTTGTTACTCTCAGAGGTGCCTTGCAGGATATGGCTCAGAAATTTGGCTCGCTTAGCCTTGCTATTTAGGCTATCTTTATTTAACACATCGTCCCCGACACAGAGCCGTGCCGGGGACTTCTTATTATTCACGTAGATTTAATAATAAAAATATAAATATGAAAAGCAAGATGCCTGATGATGATATGGATTATATGGATTTGTCCTACAAAATTTATCAAGATAAAAAGAAAAAAGAGAGGGAAGCCAAGAGAAAGGCTGAAAAGAGAGAACGCAATAAATATTGGATGGAGGTCATTACGTTCCTGTTGATGGTAATATCTGCCTTATACTCGTGCCTGGCTTCTACCATTAAGCAAGTATGGCAATGGCTATTACTACAGCTTCAATAACTACAAGCAGAAAAAGACGGTTATTGTCTCTTTCTGCTATTTCTAATCGCTCGTTGGCTATATCTATACGTTCGTTGGTCTTATCGATAAGATCAATAACCCTATGTAGGGTAAGTTCCTTATTTCTTTCCATACCTTAATATATATTATTTAGTTAAACCGATGCAAATATACGGAATTTTATTGAATATCCGTGGAATATCCGTGGAAAATCAGAGAATTTCAGAGAAAATCGGAGAAAATCAGAGAAAATCAGAGAATTTCGGGGAATTTTGTGAAAACTTCCCATAAAAATGTGATGGTTTTCCCCAACTTTTTTGGAAAATCGCTTGCAGAACCAATTATTTTTCGTAATTTTGCACCAGTATCATAGCAAAAAACAATTAAATTTCCTCGGCGGAGGTTCTCGTGATTTCTTTGAAAATCATTCAATGTAAGATTTATGTTGATGAAACTATTCCCTTCGTGAGAAGCGGATGGTCAGGGTGCAGAACAGGGTGCGAAGTCTAGGAGTTCGCACATTTACTCACTACTGGTTCTGGCTTCGATGCCATGCACCCGCAATATTCTTTTTTAACAGTTAGATTATAGTCGATTAAATTTTAGGTTAAGGGTTTTTAGTTATTAAGCAAAACGATTCTTTACGCCATCGGTGCGTGATGTATAGATGGCCTTTTTTATGTTTTACAGCATATTTAAATGTTAAATTCAAGAGTTATATGGAAAAATAGAAAGAAAAATTTGGCTGATTCAAAATAATTCTGTAATTTTGCAAACGTCTACAAGAAGATAAGATCTTCCGGCTGGGTGACCGTTATCGCCTATGGCTCAATAAGCCGCAGGCATTTTTTTTGCCCATAAATATCATTTTCCCGGCATCGGGAAAAAGGTGTACCGATATGGCGGCTGCATGAACCGTAAGAGTGAAATATCCATCCGGATGCGTCATCTTCTTGTAGACAACGGGGAATGCAGCCGCCACCCGTATATATATATATCTGTGCGCTGCTCATGTCTACAAGAAGATGCAAATATGCAGAATTCAATTTTAATCAGCGATGCACTGAAGTCTCAGACATCAGGCATCACAGTAGAGGATGGCATCAAGGCCATCAAGTCGGAAATCAAGAAGTTCGCCAAGACCAAGAGCGAAACCTTCAGCTACTTGTGTGAGGAGACCGTCACCTATGGTGAGGTCGCCAAGACCATGCTAGGCATGGTGGCATTGCTAGCGTTCGTGTTCATCGGTGGCTTCTTATTCGGAGGGGAGGTAATGTAAAATGGAAACAATTAAAATAAACTATTATGAGACGTTCACGAAGAAGTACCCAGATGTCGTTAAGACAACCATCGGTACAGTATTTCCTTTCAATACTGAGCAAGCAGCAAACCTCGCTGACTACGTCGCAGATCAGCAGAAGACAGCAGTCGTCGGCTTCGTCATTAGCAAGAAAGGCGTTGACATATACACTTCAGCTCAGCTCGCAGCCGAGCAGTCTAAGGTGGATTCCGTAGGTCAGAGCAACAACATGTTTGCAGAGACAAGCAGTGAGCAAACTGCTAGAAGATTACGTGAATTGAATGTTCCAGAAGAAGTAGTGAGTCAGTTTACTGAGAAACTTGACGAAATGGCTGAAGAGGTGAAGCAGATAGGCAGAGAACTACAAGATGGGGATAAATTATACGATGTATCTAAATACATTGTGAGATTAGCTAGCATCATGCATAGATCTCATAAGCTTACGTCTGAGGAAATGGATATCATCGAGGAGTATAGAAAAAGAAAGGAGGAGAGCAATGAGCTATAAAGATAGAAAACTGACCGTTAAACAGATTGTAGGTTGTCAGTTATATGCAATCGCAGGTCGAAATCTTGGTGCAGTTAAGGTAGAGGCCGTTTATTATCGAGGTAAGAATAAAGTTGGTAGAGTCGCTATATGCGATGATCCAGCTCACCATCAGATACTCGTCAGATGGTTCAACGGCAAATACTATATACTGCATTATAGATCCAAACTGGCGAAGCCAGTCAAAATGACTCTGGCAGTGCGAAGAGCTTTTAACCGCTTAGGCTTTGTGGCAAAATTTAAATAATGATGATATGAGAAGAAAGAAGAACATTTATGATCTGCAGAAACAGCGTATCCGTATCATCGTAGAGGCAACAAAGAGACTGGAAGAGGCGCACAACATCCGTTTCCAATGTCTCTGCTTGCAGAGAACTATTGCGCTATATAGCTGTGACGAGGTGGTCGTAGGGGGAAAATCCAAGTTTAAAAAAGTCACTGAGAAACAGGTTATGGAGCTTGAAAGTCTCTTGCAGCATTACCTTCACCAGGAGCAGCGATATCAGAACATTATAGACAGCATCAGATACTTCACCTGTCTCTACTACGAAGCACAGGAGAGATTGAAGAGTGGAGCTGATAAGCCGGAATAATTAGTAACAAACCCTTAACTTAAGAGATTATGAATGAATATGACGACAATGGAGGATTCGCTATCAGCCTCCTAGAAGCTTACTTCAAGTTCCGTTCCAACCTTCCTATGAAGGACAGAGATACAGGACTTAACTACAAGAAGCAGTTCAAGACAACACAGGACATCGCCAGTGAACTCGACGTCATGGGCGGTGTGCAGGTAGAGAAGATTAATAAGTACATGCAGCAGCATGGCTACGTCCTCGCAACTCTGCCAGACGGCACGGTGGCGTGGGCAATCTGGGAAAGAGTAATGCCAATTACTTAATGATATAATAATTTAAATAGCGATTTTTGTTGTTTTCGAGATTTTTTCGTACCTTTGCGGCACGAAAGATTTGAAAAGTTTAAAACACTAGCTTTTAGACGGCTGATTGCTCGAGAGAGTAGTCAGCCGTATTTTTATATATGGCAATTGCCGATTATCTTTGCACTAAAAAAACAAATATGACCATCAAATCACTTCCGTCGGGCAGCGTCTTTCTCGAAGGCATCCCCGACATCGTAATTCTCACAGCCAAGACACGCCTGTCTGTCACCATCAAGGTGGGCGACACTCCTACCTACGAGGAACTCCTCTATCCGGCAGGCGGAGAAGTCTGCGTTGCTGATCTCGCAGAGATTTTCCGTCCTCTTGCAAGGCAGAAGCTCTGCGTCAACGCAACCATCACCATCACGGAGCAGAGCGTGGTAGGCGAGACCGAGACCAACGAGGAGACCAAGACCGTGAACCTCACTGTCTATTATTCGACAGTTGATATTGTAGGCGTCAACTGCACCGAGTTCCTTCAGAACCATTTCCTCACGCTCCTGGAGGGGCGCAAGACAACTGCCATCGGTCGCCTCGAATACCTGCACTACATGGGTACCGAGGAGGCAACCATCACCGCTCACTACAGCGGAACAACATCTACGAAAGTGTTTACCGCGACGGCCGTCGGAGGCAATGATATCTACACGACTCTCGACGTATCTCCAGTACGCTTCACAGCCGAAGGCCTTGACCTTCTCTACTACATAGTAGAAGCAGGCAATCGCTCCATGACGTTTATTATCGACCCGGAGCAGCCGGACTGCGCTCCGATTCTGCTCTTCACCAATTCCTTCGGCTGTCAGGAGTTGCTCTATTGCACAGGCAAACATGAAGTGGACCCTCAGTACACCAGGGATGCGGCATACATCGCAGGCTACAAGCTCAACTATCGCATCACGGAGCAGAGAACATTCAATGCCGACACAGGCTATCTCGGTACCGACATGGCCAACTGGGCTGATGACCTCTTCCGTTCCGACGAGGTCTATCTGATGAACTTCGTCCATGGCAATTCTATCCTGGGCAAGCGTGTCACCCTCTCAGACTCCAAGTCCAAGCGTGACAACCTCCATGACAGCATGCCTCGCTTCACCTTCAGCTACACCTACGCACAGAAGCAGCACAACGTACTGGACCTTCAGCGTGGTGGCCGCATATTCGATAACACCTTTGATATGACATTCAACTGATGCCGAAGACCGCTTATCACATCAACGAGGTGCTGAAGCTCCTCGACAAGGCCAAGGATGATGGCGCAGCCGTCAACATGAAGGCGTGGACACAGGACGGGCAGACCATTGACTATACAGGGTGGCTGGTCAGAGGTGGCAGCTGGAGAGGCGGATTTCACCGCCTTGTCAACCCTGCCAATGGCGAGGTCAGAACTGTTCCGGACATTTTTATTTTTAATTTTTTAGGCAAACCAGTATATCTATGAGTGAAGATAGAGATAAATATCAGCTTCAGGAGATTGGCGCAAGCGGCAATCTCCTCCGCTATGCGATTGTAGCCGAAGGAGTCTCCAAGGCGAGCAATTCAACCATCGAGCAGCAGTATGGTTCAGACACCAGCTTCTTCGGATCCGGAGAAATTGGCGATGCTCGATATACAATGACAGAAGTCAATGGCAGAGAGATAGAGTACATCAATTATGGCGATGATGACAACATGCCATACGTCCTTCAGAACCTCCTCCGCAAGAACATGGTGGCTCAGCGAGCTATGGCATTCAACGTCAAGTGCTGCTATGGCCAGGGCATCCGCTTCGTGGACAGAGAAACTAAAAAGGACGTGACCAGCGATGAAATCAGGGATTTCTGCCTACGCAACTCGATTCACGAGGTCTTTATGCAGCAGGCGACCGATATGAAGTTCTTCAACTGGTCAGTGGAGGTCATCATCCTCTCCAAGGACCACAAGCGCATTGTCAATATCAGACACAAGGACGTGTCCTATTGCCGACTGCAGAAGCCGAACGACAGCGGCCGCATCGAAAATGTCATTTTCGGAGATTTCCGAAATTTCGGCAGCCCTATCAATGGCGAGATCATTCCACTCCTCGACATCTACGACCCGCTGGGCGACCTCCTGGCACGAATGGGCAAGGCGCCGGATCCTTATACAGGCATCACGGGCAAAGCACCTCAAGATGGCAAAGATTGCAAGTTCGCCATCATCAGCCGCATGCCGACACCTGGCATCCAGTTCTATCCGGTACCCTACTACGCATCCATCTTCGATGATGCCTGGTATGATATCTACCGTCTCATCGGTATCGGCAAGCGATACATGATCAAGAACACGTCCGCGCCTCGCATCCAGATTGAAGTCCACCGAGACTACTGGGATGACTTGTGCAACAATGAGGGCATCATCGATGCAGAGGCACGCAAGGCGCGCATCCTTAAAGAAAAGGATGACATCATCAACTTCGTATGTGGCCCGGAGAATGCAGGCAAGGCACTCATCACCGGCTACTACTTCGACCCGAACGGCAAGGAGCAGCGTATGGTGCGCATCATCAACCTCAGCGATGGTGGCAAGAAGGAAGGTGGCGACTGGGCAGACGACATGTCCGAAGCATCCAACTCTCTCTGCTTCGCACTCGACTGCCATCCGAACCTCATCGGAGCAACCCCTGGCAAGAGCCAGATGAACAATTCCGGCTCCGACAAGCGAGAGCTGTTCATCATGAAGCAGAGTCTCGAGAAGTCCGAGCACGACATCATGGCCAAGCCATGGCATGTGATCCTCCACTATAACAAATGGGCAGACAAGGGCGTGACCTGCGATGTGCCTATGATTGAACTGACAACGCTCGATAAGAACAAAGACAAGCAGAAATCATTAGTAACCAACAAGGGCAAGGAAAATGGCAAAGAAGATTGAAATCAGCAAGGATCAGTTCGAGGACTGCATCCTTGTAGCGACCAGTTCGCACTCCGAAGTCTATGACTCCGTCAAGAAACATTTTGATGGCGCATACAACGCCATCAAAATGAATTACCTCGGTGAAATCGGGGAAAAAGCACTTGAAACCAATGATGATCTCAAGCAGAGTGTAGTCAGTGCGGTATGCCTGGGGGCATTCCTGGAGGTGGTTCGACACCTAGACCTGGTGCTCACTCCTACCGGATTCGGTGTAGTGGCTAACAGCGAAGTGTCTCCAGCCAGCTCTGGGCGAGTTGAAGCACTCATAGAGCAGTGCAGGTTGGCCAACATCAAGGCTCAGGACTTGATGATGGCACATCTCTGCGATATTACAGGGTGGGGGAGCACCGTGCAGGCTAAGCAGGGCATACAGACTGTCTTGTGGAGCATCACCGGTTATTGCTATCTGACAAGACAGGAGAGCATCACGTCCAAGGAGTGGACATCCAAGCTGGCAGCCATGCAAGAGGCAGACTCAAT